CCATCCCGACACCCCAGCCCATCACCATGAATTCCAGGCGATTGGCTTGAACGTCGACGGAGCCGGTGAGCATCAACACACCGGCCGGCATTGAGCCCAGACCGTAGCTTTCCAACCGAGCGCGTTGCCTCAGCACATCGGCTTTGGTCTGCTCTTGGGCTGCGTCCCAGACCTTCGCCAGACGGGTGTTGTAAAACACCTGCATGGGCTCCAGGTCACCTTTGGCCTGAGCCTTCTTGGCTTTCTCAAATTGTTTGGCGAGTGATTTCCAATCCATCCAGCCTAGCGGCGAATACAGCGCATTGAGGTGAAAGCCGACCGTCTCTCCGTCCCCCTCGGCATGGGCACGCCATTCGCCTTTGGCGAGCATTTCACCCTTGTGGTACTCATCGATGAGCACGTCACAGTCCATCCCGGACGCCGCGCACTTGTAATGCACTACGCTGAAGTCGGCCGAATAGAGAAGGTTTTCCCATTCAAGCACCTGCATATGACCACAATACGGACACGGCACGTAGTAATGACGCTGGTCACTGCCGTCGAAAAGATCAGAGATTCTGGAGGCACCCTTGATTGTCGGCGAGCTGGAGAAGTAAAACTTGGCATTGCGACCAAAAGTACTGCCTCGGGTTTCCGCCAGTTCGATAGGATCACCCTCCTCGCCGATGTCCACCTCCCAGCGGTCGATCTCGTCGCCGTAGATGTAGCGCGCCGATAGCTCCGATAGGTTAGCTGCCGAGCCCGCAGTGGTGACGTACAACGTACCGCCCTCGAACTCCTTGGTATCCATGGTGTTGCGCGAATCCCGCGAGCGACTCGCCGCTACTCGCTCGCGTAATACCGGTGTCGCTTTGATCGTTTTGCCGATCCGCGACGACACCCGCTTGGCCAGACCCAGGCTCGGTAACAGCGCCAGGATGTTCGAGGGCGCCATGTGCATCAGGCCGCCAATCCAGTTGAGGCCAATCTGGGTTTTCATCAGCTGCGACGCGACCATGGTGATCACGCGCTTGCAGGGGTGAGCCGGCGACAGGCAACGCATGGGCTCGCGCGCATAGGGTGTTCGCGAGGTGCGGTACTGGCCGGGCTCAGCGGCGCCGGTATCGCGCGGAATGCGCATGTATTCGTCGGCCCACTGGTCAATCCAGATGTCCGGGTCGGGCCGAAGCCCACGGAAATACGCCTCGCGATACACCTCTGCACCGTCAGAATAGTCCGTGGGCATGGGCTTAACTCGTGGTCAGTGCATGTTCAAGATCCGCTGAAGACATGCGTTCAGCGTCTTCCAGCGAGCGACGGATCGCCGCCGTCAGGTGCTTTTCGATTTCCCAAGGGTCGGTCATGGACGCCAGTTCGGGAGCAAGCTGCGGAGGCATGCCGAGCAGTTGGTCGCGCAGCATGCGGCCGGCGTTATAGGCACCGGTTGTAACCGCTGACAGGGCGACCAACGAGCCCTTGGCCTTGTGCAACTCGATCTCTGCGAGCTGAGCAAGGTTGTGTTCACGCAGTGCCCGGGCCTTCTGGAAGTCGGGCAATTGCCCTGCAGGGATGATCGCAGGCGGCGGCGCAGCCGTTGAAGTCGGCTCGACATGACTGGATAGTTGGCTGTACACATCACGCTGAAGCCGGTCTTGGTGGTGGCGATCGGCAACGGCGATCTTGCTAGGGTCAGCAGTGTCGCGAATCAACGCTTCGCTGGCCATGACATCGACCTGCTTTCCATCGGCGGTTAGCACCAAGCGATTGTTGTTCTTCAACCAGGTGATGTAGCTGGGAGCCCTGCCAATCCGAGCCGCGAAGGCGCTCTTCGACAGGTACATAGGTTCTGTCATAAGCCCTCCTTTCAACGGCTTTTCAATGGAAACCTTTCAATTTCAATGGATTGAATTTCAGTAAGCTGGCAACCCTGCCGCTAACAATTTCCCGCGGGTTTCCGACCCCGTACCCCCTGAATAACCCCAGGGTCCCCGGCAGTTTTCGGCGCCCCAAACCGGTGCGTCACCCCTTATTGCCGTCTGCGGGCGGCACTTCGCAGACGCCCAGTCGCTTGGCGGCCCAGCGTTCGTATAGGCCGATGGCGACATCGGCGCCGGCCATCGCGGTCAGACAGCCCAAACTGCCGGCGGTCCATATCGTCATGCCCGCGCCGATCATCAGCATCATCGCTGACACGCCGCAGACAATGCAGGCACCAGAACGAAGCGCCAGCCGGCGCAACAACGCCCAGCCTCGAGCTCCGTCCTTATCTGCTCGCCACATCTCGCCCGATACACCACCGACCAGGGCCAGGACGATCACTAACCAGATCGGCATCTCTGCCAGCGCTTGCTGCTCGTTCGTCATCGCCCTTCCCCATAAACGCAAAAACCCGGCGCAATGGCCGGGTTTGGTGTGTGGTGTCTGCCGCTCTCTGCGGTCGCACCTATCGAAGATGACTACTTTTTACAGGTCGATTCTCATGGCAGCAACCCCACTTTAATGCCACCCGGTGAATAAGTGGGTAACGCAAGGTGAACGCCTAGCGAATGTCGGCGAATACACCTCCTTGGCTATCTGTTGCTGTGGGCTGTCCCATATGTCCCACCTTTTAGAAACGAGGTGGGACAACTGAGAGCGCCTAAATTCGGGGCGTCGCCCCACTGTCCTACTTTTTTATCTTCTTTCTCGTATGAAGGAAGAATTTGAATAACACGCGTGCGCGCCACGGGCGCGTGCTGGTGCCCGCTGCGCTCACATGGGCGGAAGGTTTTAACAGGCGGGACGGTGGGACAGCCCAACAACGACAAGGCCCGCGCTTGTCCCACCACGTTTAAACGCAGTGGGACAAGGCGGGCCAGTGGGACAACTTCAGCCGGAGTCATGCCTGGGGTCACGCGGCCTTCCCCATCAACATGCCTTCGATATTCACATGAGCATCGTGCAGACGCCGGTAATAAGTCGGCGCACTGCATCCGCAATGCAGCATCTTCTGCGACAGAAAGCTCTCGTGGTTGCAGTAATGCTCCATCACCACCAGCGCAAGCTCTGGGGCAAGATGTTTGTTCACGATCAGCTCAATATCTGCCGATTCATCCAACAACACCCGACTACCGCGAGTCCCGCGAATCAGCTCGCCCTTGCACTCCATCAGCATGGCGATCATGTTGCCACCGCCCGATCCTCCGAAGGACGTAGTCATCGGCGAATGCAGATCCTGCGCCCATAGCTTGAGCATCTCGTCGATTCGCTTAATCAAAGCAAGGCTCCTCGAACGCTTCCCGCTGCAACACGGAGACGCCGCCCCAACCTGCCGGCTTCTTGTAAGCCCAAGGACGCTGCCCACTCTTCACTAACGCCGGCATGCGAGTACGCCGCCAGCCGAGACGATGCATGATCGCCCCGACACGCATCTGCTCAGGTTTGCCCCAGTGGCCGTAGTCGAGCTTCAGTGCGCTGGTCAATACCTCACTCCCGGATGTGGTCTCTCCGATCTGGGACTCCTCCAACCAGGTCAGGATTGGCCCTTCCCATTCGTCCACCACAAAACGCTCGTCCTGTGCCTCAGCGAACATTGGTGCTTCACCTGGCGTTACCCACCAAATGTCGCCCGCCTCATAACAGAACAACGCTTCAGCCCAGAGCTGGTCGCGAATCTCGCGCAGTTTCTCCAGGTCGACCTTGGTACAAGCCACCGGCCAGTAACGCCGGTTTCCGGTGGCGTCCTTGAGGTACTCATCTTGGTTGGTCGTACCCACGAACACACACTGGCGTGGCACGTCGTTCGTCCTGCGGCCGTAGCTCTCGCGGTAGGTATCGGTGGATGCCGAGAAGAACTGCTTGGCCTTGGTGCTTTCAGCCTTGTTGAAGCTGTCCAGCTCCCCCAGCTCGACAATCCACTTGCCACGAATCGCCTGAAAACCGTCCTTATCGCCTAAGGCGAAAGGCGTATCCATGAACCACTCGCCGCCGAGAATACTCATCGCCGTTGATTTGCCGGCGCCTTGAGCACCCTCAAGGATCATCACCGAATCAGCCTTGCAGCCTGGCTTCATCACTCGTCCCACCGCCGATAGCATCCATCGCTTACCGACCTTGGCCGAATAGTCACTTGCTTGAACACCCATGACATCGGTGAGCCAACTTTCCAGCCGAGGCACTCGGTCCCATTTGAGTTTGTTCAGGTACTCACGCACTGGGTGAAATGCATGGTCATGGGCTACAACACTGACCGCCTCGATCACCTGGGTCGACTTCACCCGCAGGTTATATTGCTGTGCGAGCCACTTCATCACCCGGACGTCATCGATATCAGCCCAGTCGCCTGTACCGCCGCCATAAGGTGCCGAACGCAGCTTGACGATCTTCGAGCTGAAGGCGCTGTAACTGATCACACCGGCCCAACGCTCGTCATTTCCGAGGATCAGCTCAACATTCTGCATGTGCGCGATCAGGGCACCGTTTTCGGTGCGGGCCAGTTGGTCCTTCCAACCACCAGCTGCAGGTGGCTTGACCACCGCCAGTACTTGGCGACGGACAGCCTCCAACCCTTCAGCAACGTGCAGGTCGTTGAAGTCAGTCCACTTCATTTCACGCTCACCAGAGAAGACTGGCGCAACCACCTGACCACCGACGATCAACGCCGCGTTGTTGGCCTTCTCTTCGCCCGGATTCCAAGGCTCGCCGTTCGGGCGCTTTGTTTTCCAATCATCGTCTCGACAGATGATCACCGGACAGCCGGGGAACTGCTCGCGCATGGCCTTGGAAACCGAAAGCAAGTTGCCCGCATCGAAGGCGATAGCCACCGCCATTGAGGTTGCCATGTGCAGGCTGGCGCCCGTGGCGTAGCCCTCACAGATCAACACCGGTTCGCCAGGCTCAGGATGTCCGCCGATCAAATGAAAGGCGCCCTCCTTCGACATGCCGGCAGGCCAATAGGTCTTGTCACGTCCCGTGTCTTCCTGCTTAGCGGGGAAGATCACCTGTAGGCCAACGATCTGATGCCGTACATTGCACATCGGCACCAACACCGCGCCAGTGCGCGGTGCGTAACGAACCTTGAACCCAACGATCTGCTTTCGATCCAGATAGGCGCTCTTGCCCTTCTCCGGCATGCGCTTGAACAGACTGGCTGCCCGATTCGCCGCTCGCCGTGCGGCATTGGCGGCAATTTCGGCCGCTTTACGCTTGGCCTCCTCCTGCCGGGCGCGCATGACCTCTCGCTCTTCAGGCGACATGCGCCCGGCCTTTACCTTGATCTTTTGCGACTCACCGGAACGCCAGTCGCCGAAACTGCCGAAAATTAGTGTTTCGTTTTTCTCGGTGCGGTGCTCGTGGACCACATACCAACCATTTTTTTCCTTGCCTTTGTCCTGCGCAGTCTTGCAGCGCGTCAGCTTGCCGAAGGTCAGCGGTTGTTCAGGCTCAAGGCCGTAGTCTGCGAATTGATTCAATACCTCATCGAGCATGGCGGGCCTCCCGCAACTCGTCGATGGACTGGCAACCCACACACTGAGTGCAACCCAGCAGGGCAAGTCGACGAGCCTCCGGAATGGGATAGTCGCAACTGACACAAAACAGGAACGAATGCGCTGCTAATGCAGGCTTGGCGGCGTTGCGTGCAGCGAGTGCCCGATCAAGACGCTCTTGCACCAGGTCATTCGCAAAATCGGCGATATCAGCCATGGTCTGCACCCCGCGTTGTCTTATTGACGTACGAGGCGCGATTGAACAATCCCAATAGCCCCTGGATGCCGCGAAACACTTGTAGGCGAATCTCCGCCAGCTCGCGGTCCGTCACAACGCCATCGCCAATGCTCTTGGCCCAGATATCAGCCAGATCGGCGACCTGTCGGAAGTACCCAGCGATACCAGTGGTCAAGGTTTCAGGCATGTCGTTGGTATAGGCCTCGGCCAACTCCTGCCAAGTCGTGTCGCCGACCAGCGCATGCACCGCATCGAGAATACGGCGATCCTTGGTCAGTTCGAGGATTTCGCCGAACTCTTGAATATTCACGGAGTGGCTGGGGTGCGTGGGTGAAAGCTTGTGCTGCAGCGTGGTGGGATTGCGGCCGGTGGTCGCGGCTATTGCAGCAGCGCCACCAGGGTAGTCTCGTGCTGCATGGTAAAGCGCTAGATCGAGTGGCAGGATTTCCCGCTTTGCTCGTTCTACACAACTCAGAGCGATTCGGCTCATGGCATTAATCCTTAAAAGTTGCCAGTGCCGCGCGGCGTGCAGTGGTGATACATTTGCCGCGTGGCTTGAAAGGGCCCAAACGCCGGCTAGATCTTCACGATCGATACCGGCAACGTGCCGAGGCAAACGATCCGTCGTTTACCTCTGGCGCAACAGCTGCTCTATCTGTGGTGGAGAAGGCAGCAACCCAAGGCATCCGTGCCTTGGCAGCGCAATAAAGGTGAGTGGTTTAGCATGTGGTGTGCCCGCCTACCTTTATCGCGACTCAACAGCACTGTGGTGGTGTGTGTCGGGAGGAACTGGGCGGCCCGTGGGTCGCCTTTTTTCTATATCAGTTTTGGTTTCTGTGGTGCTGCCGCCTCAAGCAACCAAGACGCTTCGAACGGGTTTCCGTTCTGCTTTGCAGCAATAGCTAGACGCTCTGCATAGTTGGTTTCGCCGGTATAGTCAGTACGGGGTAAGCACCCGGCTAAGCGCCATTTGTTCAATGCCTGATAGCTTCTTCCACAAGCCTTCGCGGCAGCACCAATACCGCCAACAGCTTCGAAAGAGAACGCAATAACGTTCGGAAAATCAGTGGGCTGCAGCATGGCAACCTCCATTTATCAACTCTGGGTTGATATTATAGATCAACTGACATTTGCGCAAGGTTCATGTAACTCTCAACTCATGGTTGATAAAAACGAATTACGCGCAGCTTTCAGCAAGCGCTTACATGAAGCCCTCGACGACGCCGGCGTTCGCCGCCGAGGCCGTGGTGTGGACATCCACAAGCAACTGAAATTTGTCGGTGTCGTCAAAACGACCCAAGCGATCAGCAAATGGTTGAACGGTGAAGCCATAGCTGAAGCCGATAGCATGACCGCGCTCTGCTCATGGCTGAAAGTGCGCCGTGAATGGCTGGAATACGGCGTACTTCCCAAGGAACAAGAAGGTACCAGCAACGTCCACCAGCTTCGGGTAGGAGATCAGAGCAATGTCAGCGGGATGCTTGAGCGCTTCGGGAAGGTGCCATTGATTTCATGGGTGCAAGCAGGAGCATGGAACGAGGCCATATCAAATTTTGAGCCCTATCACGCGGACAGCTGGCTGTCTTGCCCGGTGCCCATAAGCGATAACGGCTACGCCTTGAAGGTTTTAGGCGACTCTATGACAAATCCAGGCCCCGGGCGAAGTTACCCCGCTGGTTGCATTATTTTTGTGGATCCCGAAGCCGAAACCCACACCGGAGACAGAGTCATCGCTAGGGTTCCTAGAACGAACGAGGTTACGTTTAAGGTTCTGGTAGCCGACGCGGGTCGCCAATATTTGAGACCGATCAATCCACAGTATCCGATCATTGACATAACAGAAGAAACTCACATTTGCGGAAAAGTCATAGGAGCTTTCATGCCCGAGTGATAAGCGCGCACTCAAAAGCCCGCTAATCCGACATCAATCGACAGTTGACATAAATCAACCTGTAGTTGATATTCGCCTCACTCTTCACCACAGAGCGAGGCAATACCATGCACACCACAGCCACCCTGCACGTCCATCCGGCCGCTGCTAATCCGTTCCGCATCATGGAAGTCCGCCGCCTAGCACAACAACTCGGATGCGAGTTCATTCCCCACAAACCCAAGCTTGCAACCCGCGCCGCCCCCGCACCGTTTGATCCAAACGGCGGAGGGCACGCAGCATGAAAAAGTTCAGAATTGACAATCGCACCCTGCAACTGCTCAACGCCCAGGTCAATCTGAGCGAGACTTTCAATCACACTCTGCGGTCGACGCCACAGCGCCAAGCACTGTCGTTTCGCCTGAAGGTTGAACGCAGCACAATTGACACCCTCTTTACCGTAGAACTGGGCAGGGAACGCCACACGCTGACCTTGCAGAACGAAAAAAAGATGCACCTGAAACTGGCAGACTTTATCGAAGAGATTGCCAACGGCCCACTCGATCCTAGCAACACGGCCGATCAAGTAAGCCTCCCTCACGCTAACCGGGAATATGCTCGGTTTGATCTCGAGAACAGGCAGAGAGTGTTCGACCTTGTGCGCACCGGTGGCGCACTGAGCCTCGACATGGGCTTCGAACTCCCTATCCACGTCGCTATCCATCGCACCAAAACGCGCCCCGGCGTCACCACCATCATGAGCATCGGCATCAAAAGTCCGCGTACCAAGTGCTTCACCGTGTGCGGTACCGATGCCGAGATCTACGAGCAAGTGACCGAATCCATCAACCACCTGGCTGCCGTGGCGACTCCCGCGGCGCATGCAGCTTAAGGGGCAGCCATGGAACGCACGCTCGCTCAAGCCGCCAAACATCTGGGTATCACCCGACCAAAGCTGATCAGCCTTATGCGGGAAAAGGGATTGCTCAACGAGCAGAACCTGCCGGCCTATCCGACCCGTGATCGCGAGTATCTGGGAATCAAAAACGGCAACTGGTATCACGAGAAGCTGGGTATGCAATACAGCCAGTCAACCCGAGTCAAGCAAGCCGGCGTTTGCTGGCTTGCCGAACAGCTGAGGATCAAACTACCGGCTATTCCGGCCGACAACCGTGACGTGGCCTAGGGAGTACGCCCGCCAGATTGTCGCTATGCGCACACGCGAGGAGCGCAACGCCGCGCTCCTCGAAGTGCCGGAACATCTGCGGGAGCTGACCAAGACGCATTGTTTGAATGCATGGAATCACCCCAAAAGGAAAAAGCCCAATGAACAGCAACCTGATTGATCAACACCTCATCGATCTGCTGCGCATTCCTGCGGAACAAAGGACCCAGGCAAACATCGCCGAAGCGATTAACCAGATTGGCGCCGCCGCGCAACTCCACGCGGAACCGCTGATTCTGGCTCAACAGGAACATATCAAACTGACGGCCATTGTTGAATTTCTGGCGGTGGAACTGGATGTGAAGTGCCACAACATCATGCTCGACATCCGCGAAGCCCAGGCGTACTCGCTCAGCGCAATCATGAGGGTCAATTCTGACGGTCATTACTTAATGGGTTTTGGCAAGACAGCAGAAGAGGCACTTAAAGATCTTCACCTGGTAACAGCGAACAAGGACGCGGCATGAAGGACGCCAGCCAAAATCCCTTGCGACTGATGCCGGCACCGGAATCGGTGACTGTAGAACTGCTCTACCGCATCTTCGGCGACGTGCTTATCCCGCTGGAAAAAGTGCGGGAACAGTATTTCCG